CGAGCCGAGGCCGGTGGTGTCCAACGACATCCACGGCAACGCACAGTACGAGACGTTCAACCGCTATGACTTCCTTGAACAGGACGCGGCGGGAGAGTGGTGCTGGAACGATCAGTTCCTCTTCAGCTGCGATACCTCCGCCCCGCTGGCATCGAACCGCGAGGCCATGTGGCAGGAGACGCGCATGAACCTGCAGACCGGAGCCTTCGGAGACCCGGCGCAGATTCAGACGCTCATCCTGTTCTGGACGAAGATGGAGCTGCTGCACTATCCGGGAGCCGGAGAGACGCGGGCATACCTCGAAGAGGAACTGCACAAACAGCAGCTGCAGCAGCAGATGGCCATGCAGATGCAGATGGCACAGCAGCAGATGCAGCAGGCGCAGATGCAGCGGCAGCAGAATGGCAGGCTGGACATGCAGACCGCACAGGCCGTCATCCAGAGAGCGCAGCAGGACGCTGCGCGTGATTCCGGGCAGACCATGGGAGCAAATGCTCCCGTCTGACATAGATACTTCCCTATCATTCGGGTATCGCCCGACCTCCTGAAGCGGGAAGCGGCGCGGGACTGGGGCACCCGCGCCGCCGACCGTGACACAAAGGAGCATCAAGGAAAGAAAGGAGGACGCAGAGATGGCAGATAAGACCTACGCTGGCAGCATCAAGAACACCGGCGCGCAGGTGGTGAAGGCACCCTTCAGCGGCGACAACAAGAAGGGCAACGGCACCGTGAAGACCGGCAACGACCTGAGAGGCAGCAAGAACAAGTAAGACCATCTGACAAAGCAAGCCCCACATTCGCAGGAAAAGCGCAAAAATCCAGAGAGGAGCACAACACATGGACATCGACTACGGCGCATTGTTTGGCATTGACGAAGGCGGAAAAGAGCAGGAGATCGCCGACCCTGCCACGGACGAGACCACACAGGCGCAAGGCGCAGAAGAGCAGGAAGCCGCCGACCCTGCCGAAGAAGAGACGCAGGACACAAGCGCCGAAGAACCGCAGGGAGCTGCGGAGGACGGCGAAGATCATAGTGAGACGGGCAAGCAGACCCCGGAGCAGAACGCAGCGTTTGCGGCGGCACGCCGCAAGGCGGAGGCGGAGCGGGATGCCGCCGTGGAGAAGGCGCGCACAGACGCACAGGAAGAAGCGAGGCGCACCATCGACGAGGCGTTCCGAAACAGCGGACTGGTGAACCCGTACACGAAGCAGCCCATCACATCGAAGGCGGAGTACGACGAGTACCGGCAGCGCTTCGATGCAGAGCGCAAAGCCCGCGTGCTGAAGAAGAGCGGGATGAGCGACGAGGAGTTCAACGCATTCGTGAACGACCTGCCGGAAGTGAAGCAGGCCAAGGAAGCGCAGGCGGCGGCGGAGCGGGCGCAGCAGGAGGCCAACGAGGCACAGGCACGGGTGAAGGTGGACGAACAGCTAAAGGAGATCGGCAAGCTGAACCCCAACATCCGGGAGCTGAAAGACCTTGCGGCCATGGAGACCTATCCGAAGTTATACGAGCTGGTGAAGAAGGGCAACACGCTGGTGGATGCCTACCGGCTGGCAAACTTCGAGGCTCTGACCAGCAGCGCGGCGGCGGCCACCAGACAGGCGGCTCTCAACAACCTGCAGGGCAAGCAGCACATGGGACAGACCAAGGAACGAGGCGCGGGCGCGGTGAGCGTACCGGCTGAAGTGAAGGAGATGTACCGCGCGCTGAATCCGGGTGCCACGGATGCAGAGATACAGGCACACTACAACCGCAGCCATAAAAAGGGCTGACGAAGCGAAAGGAGAAAAGCACAATGGCTTTCAAGATTTATTCCACTGATGACAACCGCGTGCCGGGTATTGAATACCTGCCCGCAAGCGCCATCACACCCAAGGTGGGCATGGCACTGACGCAGACCACCGGCCAGCTGGCGCTGGCTACCGGCGCAACCGCGCCCACTTACATCTCCATGTGCGAAAAGGACGGCGAGTGCACGGCGGGCGACATCATCCCCGTTATCCGCGTGGGCAAGGACATGATTCTGGAGACCACCTTTGCAGCTGCCGCAACCAGCATCAAGCTGGGCGACAAGGTGACGCTGCACACGGACGGCCTGCAGGTCACGGCCACGACCACCAACGGCGTGGCGGAGGTGGTGTACATGGACGGCACCGCCAGCGGCAGCATGTGCCGCGTGCGCTTCTAAGAACGACGAAAGGAGTACAGTGAACAATGGCTAATATCACCTTTACCGAAGGCTCCGGCCTTCAGGACAGCATTTTCGGCAAGTCTCAGGAGCCGATCAAGATGTTCCTCGAAAAGAGGGGCGAGGCATTTGAACAGACCAGTATGTTGCCGGAGCTGTTCAATATGGGCAGCAGCAACCACTGGGGCGAAAAGTTCTCCACCATGACGGCCATGGACGGCTTCCAGCCGGTGGGCGAGAACGGCGACTACCCCGTGGACGGTATGCAGGAGGGCTTCGCAAAGTTCCTCGAACACATGACGTGGAAGAACAGCTTCTCCCTGTCCCGCGAGATCGTGGAGGATGCAAAGCTGATGGATTTGAAGAAGCAGCCCGCTGGCTTCATCACCAGCTACTACCGCACCCGCGAGAAGTTCGGCGCTGCCCTCATCGGCGCGGCTGTCCAGAAGAAGACGGAGACCACCTTCTCCGGCAAGACCTTTGACGTGAAGACCGCCGATGGCAAGTGCCTGTTCGCCACCAACCACCCCAGCAAGCTGGGCAAGTCCAACCAGTCCAACCAGTTCTCTGATGCCTTCAGCAACGACGCGCTGATGGCGATGGAGGCGAAGATGCAGGACTTCCGTGGCGACAACGACGAGGTACTGGATGTGGCTCCCACCACCATCCTCATCCCCAACGACTACAAGCTCAAGCGCGACGTGTTCGCAGCCATCGGCGCGGACAAAGACCCTGCCACTGCCAACAACGGCTTCAACTACAACTTTGGCCGCTGGAACGTGGTGGTGTGGCCGTACCTGAACCAGTTCATCGCGTCCGGCACTTCCCCGTGGATTCTGCTGGACAAGAAGTACAACGACGAGTACGG